GTTTGGCTCTGTGTGTTCGCTTGCCTGGTGATGGTGTCCACACAATGCACTGTCTTTTGCACGTAGGAACAGACCACGTGCGATATTTACCGGGCTGAATACCGATGCACCTAATTCGTGACCATGCAGAATAGTTAGCTTCCCTGCATGAATAATCTGCTTATCGGGAATGAAAGTGATATTAAACTTATCTAAGTGCATCAATGATTCAAAGTTGAATTCATCCATGCCCAGCAAATCAGGCGCATTACGCATGATATAATGGTCATAGCGCACATCATGGTTACCACACTTGTAATAGATAGCAGCATTCGGAAATAGCTTTCGCAATGTGCCTAAGAACTGGCGTGTCATTAAGACTTCATGCCCAAAATTACGCTTGCGTGGATCCTTCTCAAAACGGCTAATAGCGTAGAAGTCTATGATGTCACCATTCAGCAGAATAGTATTGACATCATTGTCAAGTCCGTACTTCAATGCCAGCGTTAGTGCCTGTATGTTGTGATAAGGCACGTGAATATCCGACAGCAGAAGTATGTTATTGTGATTAGTTGGAAGCTTGAATGGTTTGTAGTTAGCTTCCTGTGAAGGTGGCAGATCTAATGGATTCGCTTCTTCAGGAATCAATTCATTTATCATGTTGGTGAAGTCACCTAAATGATTGTCTAGCTTTTGCAGTTGGCTAACTGGCTTTGCCTTGTTAGAATCTAAAGCATCTACCCACCTTCGATAGCTTTTGTCTAGTGAATTCACAGTAATATCAAGACTGTACTTTTTAAGTAGTTCGCGGATGCGCGGAATAAGAGGTCCTGTTCCATCGTGTAATTCACGATGTAGCTTCTCACGATCTATGTTATTCATGCTATTATTTATTAGCTTTCAAGTAGCCATTCAGTTCAGCAAGGTGTGAACTAATCATGGCAATCTGCGTCTGTATCGCATCTATCTTTCCTTCCAGCTTATCGTTCTTCGAATTCAATTCGGTCTTCTGTTCTTTAAGTGCAGTGTTAATCATTTCAATTTCTCTTTTATGGAAGGTTTCAATACTGCGCACCTGCCCTGCTACCTTATCTACACTGCGCTTTAAAGCGAAATAAAGTGATGCAAGTGATATTGTTGCACCTATCAAAGTAATTAAATCCCGTAATTCGAATTCCATAGCTATAGTATTGCAAAATATATAGTAGAAAAAGCCAGCCCTGTGATACCTAATGTTAGTGCTGTGTTGGAAATTATTAACCGCCTGTTGCGTTTCTTCAACTGACTAATCTCATTGTCTTTCTCAGTGGCAATAGCCTTTTCAATGCTTTGTTTATTCTTGTAGATCTCCGCCAATGTTTCATAACTCACCGCCTGAATGCCTGTAATCTTTGCGTAGTATGTAACCTTTAGCCGTTCCATTTGGTATAAACTGTCGATTTGCTGTGCAGTTTCATACCAATACAGCATGCTATTGAAGTTGAGATTGAAAAGCTGCTGATCGTAGGTTGTAAGTTCTGGTGTAAAATCCTGCTTTAAGTAGGCTGTCCGATTTTTTGAGGGTTGCCCGGTACTGATTAGTGGCGTTAGTAGGAGAAGCAGAAAGAATGTTATAGGTTTCATTTCGGTAAATTTCATTTGTGATTTGCTGACGCTGAATAATGGTGTCTTGATGTACTTCCAAACTATCTATTTTCAAGAATAGACTATCAGTTTTGGCGTTGTTAGTTTCAATGATTTTGTACAGCGAATCATTTACATCTTGTAACCTTTTTATAGCTGGATTTGTTACTGGCTTATTGCATGTACGCACGCTGAATATCACAGCCAGCGCGATAATTACAACTGCTACTCCTATAATCAGCTTTGTGTTTTTCCCCATCGCGTAATGTGTAGATTTTTGGTTAGTGGGCGAATCTTGTAATACACGCCATCACGTGAACGTGAATCACGCATGCCCTGCTCATTCGTGTTGCCTTCAATGGTGCGCACCGAATACTTGCCTATCCTATCCACGATACCAGTATGTCCGATACCTTTAAATCTTTTGCGCTTGAATTCGCTATAGCTTAGCGTCATTACAAGCACATCCTTATCGCTGTAGGATTGTTTGAATTTGCCATCTGTATAAATCACATCGCGCTGGTTATATGCAGTAGGCGACCAACCTGTGATATTATTCGGCACGCCACATTCATTCAGCATAGCCATAACGAAGAATGAACACCATGCGTAACCGGGCAACCAACCTTCTTGTTTCATCAATACTTGCAAAGCAGCATCATTGAAACCTTTATTGTTACCACCCTTTTCCTGAACACCTACGAATGATGAAGCCGTAACTCTTACGCAGTAGCCGTCATCAGCGTTCGAAGTATAAACAGGAATGAAGCAAAGAAGAAAGCATACAATACAAGATATAAAACCAACTTTTGCCATGTAGTTAGATAGGTGTTTAGTTCGTACTTGATTTCACGATCGTATACGGCACGCTGCAACGCCCTAAAATTGAAGCGAATTCCCAAAAAGGTAACAAAGTTAGCAAACACCATGATGAATGAAGCCAGCACGATGTATTGCAAGTATTCGGTGCTTATCAAAGCATCACCAAAGTATTCTGCACTAACCACACCTGCAATGATAAATAGCGCAAACGCTATAGGAATGGACCAAAGCCCATCGAATAGCTGCACATAGTAGCGAATAGACTTGTAAGTAACACTTACAGGCTGTTCACTTTTTGATTTTGTCTGCTTCTTTGCTGACATTGGCTCGTAGTTTTAATGATAGTTCGCGTTCGTATTTACGCAAACGTTCAGTGTATTCTTGCTTCAGTGTCTTTTTATCACTCATGGTATACGGTTAATGATGTTACGTGAGTAAGTAGGGCGATAGCTTGTTGCAGTATTGCCCGAACTGAACTGATAATTCAGCGTATTAGTGACATCAGTACGTGGTGAACGGTCAGGCCATTGCGCAGTAGAGTATTCAGGAAACAAACTGCTATTAGCACATAAGTAATCTACTAGCAAAGTAGTGTAATGCTCTGCATTTTGTCGCGCCCGGTCTATCATATCCTTCATTACTACATCAGATACCGGCACAGTGTCTTCACTTTGACGCTGGACTAGTGTGCCATTGTCCATACGATAGCAAAGATTAGGCGTTACATCCACCATCACCCACCACAGCAGCATCTTTTGGATGTAATCTTCCAGCAGCGTTTCATAATTACCGCTGATTGTACCAGCAGCAACGTCTGCTTTAATCTTATTCAGCAGGTCAGTTCCCAAAAAGGGAAGTAGCCATTTATCCTGTGCTAAATAGATGGATGGATAGAGTAAGTTAGGATCTACACTGCCGTTAATGGTAGTGTACTTCTTGACGTAGTTTTCGGATATAAGTAATACTTCAGGCATAGTTGTAATTATTGATTACCGTAAATAGGATTGGTTGGTAAAAAGCCATTATAGGGCATGTCTTCGGGAAGCTTTGCAACTAATGAATTGTTGCGCACTTTATATCCCATGCGTTCAGCCATGCTCACTGCTATTCTTTGCGCATCAGGATCATTTGGGTTAATCTTCGCACCACTTGCATCTACATACACACGCTTCTCCCAAAAATGTTTGCAATTTCCACCGCCTTTGTAGAACCAAATATCATAGGTATCTGCACCTTCAGGTCCCCATCCGGGATTGACTGCTACATTCTCCATAGCAACTATATCTTCTTTGCGATATAACTTGCCTGCTTCTATCATTTTCTTGCAGAATGGGCGCATATTAGGATGGCTAAAACTACCTGCGTAAACGTAACGAGTAATAAAGTATTTGCCATCAACCACAGCATCTTGCTCACTCTTAGCAGATGGGCGAGCAGCACCTGTACGCACTGCAAACTCATGTTCAGTATCGACTTCATACGCATCAATTAGAATCATGTTTTCGGTTTCGTCTTCACCTAATTCTATCAAAGCTTCACCTACATGCAGATCACTTAGTTCTTCTTTATTGATTCGCTCAACTATTCGCGCTGCCCAACCTTGGCCAGCATCACCGCCCCACAACTGCCACGCTACACGCCCTGCAGTGGGAAATCCTTCTTCGCCCTGATTCCAACCTGTTGCTTGCTTATCTACTTCGTGGCGTGAAAAGTAACTATGCATTCTCTTAACAGTATCAAGTGATAGATTGCGCTTGTTGCTAATATCCCTTGCACGTGCCACGCCTACTTCAGTTCCACCACGCCCGTATTCTTCACGCCACTTTAAACCAAGTTCAGCTTCTGCAGCCATTTCATCAGTTGGTGCATAGCTTTCTTCAGCAGCATCTACTTTTTTTTTTTCAAAAGCCATCAATGTGGCTTCGACTATAGAACTAATTTGAGCAGCATCTAAAGAAGCAGGTGCAGCAACACTACCTATTGCACTCGCATTGGTTGTTACTGCTACCTGTTCTGTAATCAATGGTGTATTTGGTACAATTTCAAAGTTTACACCGGGCATTTGATTGCTCAATAATTCTTGAACGCTCTTATTGATTTTTGCCTGATATGGTTCTACTACTTGCTTATTGAATATCTCTAAGCCCGTAGCCATTTCATCTTTATTGCTGCCAAATCCACCACCAGTATCGCGAATACCGAAAAGAAGTGGCGTAGTAACACGATGCGCAGTAATAATCTTTTGCGTTGCAGTAGTATCCATCAACTGATACTGCTTATCTGCATCATTGACCGGGAATGGTGTGATTTCAGTCTTTGGCTGGTCACGCTCGTTAAAGAACATAACCACCTTACCTGCATTACGTGCACCACTCATTTTGTTTTCCCAGTCCAACATCATCTGCTGCTTCTGTTCAGGTGTTGCCTGCCCATTGTAGAAGTTAATGATCGTAGAAGGGAAAAGACCGTTTGATATTTGGTTGATATGGAATATCGAAATCTGCTTATCTAGTTCGATG